GCAGTCTTTGCCTGATCGATCAGTGCATCCTTATTCAGAAGCACATAACCAGCACCACCGATAAGGGCGGCACTGGTAAGACCCGACAGGAGGGCGATGACGTTAATCAGTTTTTGCATCTTTCTTAGGTTCGATAGCGGATACAACTTCTGGTTCTTTCTTTGCTGGTGCTTTACCAGTGCCATTTCCGTTACCACCTGCCTTAGCAGGAGACAGTCCGAAGGCAGCTAGCGACCCAGAGAACACAGATGCGATGAAGGTAGGGTCAAAGTCAAGAATCTTTTGACCGTTGGGAAGTCTAACGTAGCTAAACGTGAGAAGAGAAGCGGACCAGATAAGTACGACAACTTTCACCAGATTACCAAGGACTTCACTTTTATCTTCATGATGGTCGTCTTTCTCTTCTACATTTGCTTTGGATTTACCGAGCATGTGTAGAGAGTAAGGCTCAATTATTTATGAAGTACATCATTTCCAATGACAAGAAAATCCATATCAGTTTTGGAAAACAATTCTTTCGCTTCCCAATGCTTAGAACAGATAGGTTTGCCACCCAGATTGAGTGACGTGTTCAGTATGACACTAGAACCTGTCAAATCTTTGTATGCTCGAAGCAATCTAGCGTACTGTCCATCTCCTTCTACTGTCTGAATCCTGCATGATCCATCAACATGAGTGACTGCTGCAAGATTCTCATCCTTACACTTGAATGATGCATTCATCCAGGGGATAGGTTGCGATACACCCACAAAATGATCCTGCACATCCTCGTAGAGCACTGATGCACCGAAGGGACGGAAGTGTTCACGATGCTTGACTCTACTGTTCAATGCATCCTTCATGTTTTTGATCCTAGGATTGCACAGGATACTCCTGGCACCCAGTGCTCTGGGTCCAATCTCACCATGTCCTTGATACCACCCAACAATGTTACCTGCTGCAATCTCTTCTGCCATGGTGACGATAGTATCATCAGTAACTTCATCAGTTCCCTCATCATCTTGCCAGAATGGGAACCCAGTTGCATCAAACTCCTCTTCGTGGAAGTGCTGACGCAAGAATTCAACAGCACCTAGTGACAGACCACAGTCATTAGCATGTGGAATGGTGCTCAACTTAGCACCCTTCTGGATAGCATCACCCACAAACACACAATTCTGTGCTACACCACCAGTAAATCCTACGGTATCAGTAGAGTAAACATTATCAACCATACCTACTAATAGGTCAGCAAGTTTCCGTGATGTGAGTTCATGTACAGTTCTCAACCAGTTGATGTCGAAGTCGTTATCCCACTTACGATCCCAAGAATCATAGTTCCAGATCTCCTTGATCTGACTAAGAGGATACTGGTCCATCTTCTGAAAATAATCTTTATCGATTAGACCGTATGCTGCTAGTCCCATGACCTTTCCAGCAAGATCTAGACCATCTGGGGTTACATCTTTCAGTCCTAGGGTAGCACCAACCTTCGCCATCTCGATACCGATGGATCCATGCTCGTTGACATTGTATTCTGTAACCAATTCTCTATTCGCGAATAGCGAATGCGAGCGTTCATTGCTACCATAACCATCAAACACATAGTTTTTTGTAGGAATACCCACTGTCCACTGTGACAGAACATGTGCCCAATGGTGGTCCACTGCAAAGCATCTACAATTGAGTCCTAAATCTATTTCACGATAGAGTTCACCATGATCAAACTGAATTTGATCGCTGATGATAGCAAGAGCATCGATATCCTCTATTGTAATATCCCAATGATCTAGAATATCCGACCACTGCCATGTATTATTAAATCCATGATGCTTGATACCAAAATACCTCTCCGTAGAGAGGTACTTTACCTTGGTGCCGTCAGTGTATGTGAGATTGGAATCATGATCCTCAACTCTCAATCCAAGAAATTTCATAATTAACACTCATCACAATGATCTTTGTGCCATTTTTTGCGAACTCTTTTGAGTTCTTTCAGTTCCATTTTGATATTTTGATAGGCGGTCTCGGCGTCTAGTTTCTTTGCCATTTCCATGGCACAGATCATACTCACACGAGTTCCAAATAGTTGGACCGCCTTATCATAACAGTCCATTTCATCATACATAGGTCACGGTTCAGTAACAATCTTTTTCTTGCCGATGTTGTACTTGGATTCAAGAGTCCACTCGGACTTATCCTTATATGATAGCACCTTAATTTGATTTAGAGGTGCAATTTCAGTCAAAGTATCAGCGTTGAATTCAACTAGACCCCAGTCAAACAGAAGTTTAGCGATACGATTGCGACGTTCTACATCATTCTTGGTGATGTTTGCAGGTTTGCCGTCAAGGGCAAACAATTCTTTGAAATGGACAATGTAATACTTGCCCTTCTTATGCAGGATGTGACAGGACTGGTACAGTTTACGATCCTTACGGGATGCAACACCAATACGAGTCAAGGTTTCACGCACTTTCAGGAAGTCATCTGGCTCCTTCAATGCCACCTCTAACATCATCTCCTGAGACCATGTGATCTCTTCACTCATCTTCTTCCTCCAACGTTTAATTTAGATTTGATGACTTCTAACTGATCTTTGTTGAGCAGTTTCAGGGCATCTCTCGCCTTGTCGGTGCTGTATCCGTAGAACTGTTTGACAAGTTCTAGATCATTATCTGTCTGGACTTTGTTCCAAGGCGCGAAGCGTTTGGATTTCCTGATACTATATAGGTAATAATTATATTGTAGATCACCGTCCAGGTCATAATAGCGGTTCATCTCGTTGACATGGAGGATACAATCAAGATGACCTGCTAGACACTTGTTGACAACGAAAGAAGGATACTTCTTCATCGCACGTTCGTCTTCGTGGATGTCTCCTTGCTTTAAGTTGATGCCGTTGAGATAGTCTTTGAGGGCATACTCATACTGTTTCTCCATAAAGCAAGGTCTCCAAAGGATTGGGTGGTTGTACGTTGTAGTTGCTGATGAGCAGTTCGTTCTTTCTGTTGTTCTCCCTATGCTTCATGCCATAGGTGAACGCAAAGTAACGTTGATTATAGGACTCAAACATCTGCTCGATGTCTTCATCTACATTATACGTCACCATCCACTTGTGATGAGACGCCTTACATGCCGCTGCAAAGTCTTCATGATTGAAATTCTTATGCAGTTCTGCCTGTGTACCATAAAGATAAGATCCAATCTTGTATGGTGGGTCAAGGAAAATAAATACACCTTCGTTATCACCACCAGGATCAATGTCTAGAAGGGGATCTGTGTAGTCAACATTAGTGATCTCCCAATGCTGAATGATATCTTGATACTTTTTTAGGTTTGTAGCACCACGAAGGGTGAAGTTTTGCTTAGATGCTGACTCAGAGAATGAAGAGTTCTCGGTCAACCCAGAGTAAGAACACTTATTAAGAACCCAAAATAGCACAGCTTGGCGAAAAGGATCGGCCTCGTGTATCTCTTCCTTACTTCTCTTGAACAATTCCTTAGCAAGATCAACGGTGTGGTTCTCTTGTTTGATTGCATAGCAGACATCAGACAATCTGTCACCATCTTCTTGTAGGTGTACCCAAAAGTTGTAGAGATAGAAGTATTTGTCATTGATCCAGACTGGAATTTCAGGGTGTAGTTGAGAGAAATACAGTGCCATAGAGGCACCACCGCAGAACGGTTCTCGATATTCAGTGATTCCAGAGGGGAACCAGTCGTAGAGTTGTGCTGCTGCTCGTGATTTACCTCCTGGGTATCGCAGCGGTGTCTTCAATAGTTTCATAATACATTGATGTTTGCCATGGGAACACCCTGTGGACCAGCATTTACTTGACCGTGGGGAAGGGAGTTGAAAGACATGGTGTATCGATCGGACTCACCTGAGTGAGGATCACTGTAATGCCTTAACCATCCAGGGAAGATAAGAAGTTTACCAGGCTCTGCGTCAAACCTTTCAAAGGGTCCGTCGAACCAATCCCTAATGATCTCCAAGGTATCAAGATTACGGATATCAACAGGGTCTTGAAAGACTGTATTACTTCCTTCTGTGAAATAGAATACGCCAGACAGATAAGAATAATTGTGACGATGAAGAGGATGACCAACACCTGAACCAGCAGGTGCCCAATTCGCCCAAGAAAGAGAGATTTTAAGTTCCTGTGCTTGGAGAGCAAGGTCGCAACGAATGAAGTCCAGACAGTCATGGAAGAATCCAATCAGTGGTGCCATTTGTTCTTCTTTATGTATGTCTCCACGACTGGTTCTGACACCAGCAGGGAAGTTATACATCTGCATTTCCAGCGTCTTGATGTATTCAAGTGCTTGATCTGCCATCCACATATCTTCGGGATCAAGATTGAACTCATATACGTCTGTCGGGAACAACCCGTGCTTCTTCATCATTTGAACTCACACCTCATCATGATCTCTGTAAGGAAGGCGACCAGATTGATCTCCTGATCCATAACAAAGTTTGCTTTGTACTGATATTCACCGATCACAAGGACTGCTTCGGGAATACTCTTCGGTTGTAAGTATGTATAGAGAGAATCATAGACCTTCCTCATGACAATCTGAGGTTCATTGTCCATGTTGGCGACCACCCACTTCTTCATATCAGTGAACTTACGGTTCTTCAACTGATCCATGAGATCACTCATGGCGCTGTCAGACATGGTGCCACCAAGAATGCCCACATCAATCTTACCCTTGGAGGAATAACGTTGCAGTTCGTTCAGTGTGCGACGGAAGTCAGGGAAATGCTTCATGACAACTGCACGAAGGACTTCTATTTCAAAGTCAACGTTCTCCTGAGCGAGCACCTGATGCACACGCTTGAAGAATGCAGCAGCAAGGAATGCTTTCTCCTTACCCTTCACATTGAATTCAACAACCGAGCACCGTGAGTGCAGTGGTTGAATAATTCTATTCTTGTAGTTACAGGTGAAGATGAATCGACAGGTGCCTTGGAACTCCTCAATGAACGCCCTGAGCAGCATCTGCACGTCAGGGGTGGTGTTGTCTGCCTCATCGATGATAAGCACCTTGTGACGTGCCTGAGAGGTCAGAGAGACGGTCGAACCCAAGGACTTGGCACGGTTCCTCACAGTGTCCAAGAAGCGACCTTCGTCAGATCCGTTGATCACATAGTAATCAGCACCCAGTTCATTGCAAAGTGCCTTGGCAATGGTGGTCTTACCAATGCCAGCAGGACCCGCCAGGAGGAGGTTAGGGATCTCACCCTTGTCAAGGAAACCCTTGAACATGGATGCCGTTGCCTCGGGCAGGATACACTCATCGACAGTCTGCGGGCGATACTTTTCGACCCAAAGAAAGTCGTTACTCATAATAATTAGATCCAGTCGGGTTTACGTTCGGGCAGTCTAACATAGTTGTCTGCTACCCAGGGTTTAGATGCAATATACATCTTGTAAGCAGTGAAAGTATCGATGCTAGTGTCTAGTTTGTAGCAATCAGGCATCGCTCTCACGAAAGGTGTACAGTCTTTGCCACTGCGACCCTCTGGATCTGCCGTAGGGAAGATGTCAGACGCATGTTCTAGGGCAGTTTGGCAGGTGTGAACCTTACCATAGCGGTTGGTGTACTCCTCACACAGTGCAAGACCATGTTGGATCAACCAACGCCAGTTCGTAACGAACTCACTCGCCCAGATAGTGCATGGGTGGTTACGAAAAGCACCCTTCTCAGTGCTGTACGGCGTACCGTCTGCCTTGGGAAGGGTGCCAAATCCATGACCCCACTTGTTTGATGCCACAATAGAGAGCATTTGACAGCACTCTAAGGGCATTTTTACGATGTGCTTGTCGGGAAGCACGATCGCTGACAAGTATGGATTAGGGTCAGTGACAAAGATGTTCATCAGTATTCAGAATCAGGTTCCAGTGCAATCAGCAGTTCAATATTCTCGATAGAGGATGCTGCGGACTCACTAATGATACCTGTCAGACGAGCAATTTTTTGCTCAAACAGTTCAATGTTGTAACCTTTGGCAGCCTTACAAGGACCGCCACCAGTGAACAGGATGGAGATGTTCTCGATCTTCATGCAGAAGCAGAACTCTTGATCAGTCTCACCCAGTTCAATCTCCAAGGTGTTGGAGGTAGCGTTACGTTTGTCAGTCACAGCAGCATACAAACGACCATCCTTACCAGAGAAACACAGGTCAGGCAGTTGATAGAGAGATGCAGTCTGCTGAATCTGCATCAGTTGACTGTTGTTGATCTCAGTCACAACAGCAGCGGCACCGAGACTACCAATCTGATCAGGTGGCAGAGTGATATGGCGTTCGTCAGCATAGTAATACTTCATGTGACTACGACCATGACTGATGTCCACACGACTGTCAGTAAAGGTCACCTCAGGCACTTCACGAGAGTCACGAGAGAAGAGACGGATCGTCTTCATCATGTTACCCAGATCGTAGATGGGTGCCTTACGCTCAAACTCTACGTCCTTGAAGGTGCAAGCGCCGAAGATACTCTTGTTGTTAGAAATCGTGGAAACTTTTTGCCCAGGTTTGAACATAATCGAAGGATTGATGTTCATAAAGAGACCCAGGATATCCATCTGGGGTTCGGAAAATTTCATACAAGTCATCGGTTAGGGTATTCTTCGCGGATTTTGTCTTTGTCGTTGAAGTGCATCAACAGCACAGCATAGTGTAGCACTTTCATGATGTCACGTCTAGCACTTCCTTTCTTGTCGTAGCGAGATGCATACTTCAAGATGTTGCTTCGACAAAATGATTCAGCATCACCACAGGCATCAATCAAATCAAGGGTCTGTATGCCATCAAGACCACTTGAATAGTGCTGACGATAGGTGTCAGCGATGTAATCTTTCAGTTCTTGAATGATTGCATCTTCATTGTATTTGTTCATAATCAACAGAAACGTTCAAGTTGTGAAATGTAGAGGTCAGTCTTTTCGCTGCCATCTGCATCGAGAGCAACAACAGAATCCCTGATGAATGGATTCTGAATGTTTGACTGATCCCACCAGTGAATAACCTTACGAACACCAGACTTGACTGTCTTAACTCGATGAAGGAGACCCGTTGGGTACATTACAGCATACCCCGCTGGCAATTTTATACTAATACAAAAATCACCAAAACGCAAATCAAGTTCTCCACCTTCATACTCGTGAGGTTCATTCAGGAAGAGTGTGGTTGACACATCAAGTCGTAGACCGTCAGCAGAAACCACCTCATCTGAGTGCCACGCATAACCCTGACCTGCTCGGTACTCTTTGTATGTGTAACCCGTACGGGCATTACTGAGGGTCAGTCGTTGGTGATCACTTGCATCAACGTGGAAGTCTAATTCCTCAACAGTAAAACCTCCACGCTCACTACCAAAACCACGAATCTCAAAACAATCCTTGTCAGGTGTTTTAATTTTTACATGTTCAGGTTGCACTGCCGACGAAAGGAAGTGTTGAACCTCCTTGTCGGTCAGGATTTTAGTTCGATAAAGCATCAGTCTTGCAGAAGAGGAGAATCGTTCAGATCAATCTTAGCATCAATCTTGCTGTACAGTTCGAGGAAGGACTCTTTGGTCTCGTCATCGAAACGGTTGAGGCAGAGTTTGATTGCTTTCAGGCGATCACCGAAGATAGAGAACGCACGAATGACGTGAACCAGACGACGGGTGGAGATAACCTCGTCAACACCACCCTCAGCAAAGGTCTTACGAATGATCTCTGCCCAGGTGGTCAGGTTCTCGATGTACTCGTTGTCGCAGCAATCCAGTTCAGAGCAATAGTTGTGGAGCAACTTCTTCTCAACGGCAGGAGTCGGATACTCTTGCTCGAAGGTGAGAGGGAAACGCTCCAAGAATGCTTCGTTGAGAACATTGGTGCCAATGAAACGACCGTCGTCGCTACCCTTGCCCTTAGTGTTGGCGGTAGCAACCACAGTGAAACCTTTGGCAGGGGTCACAGTACGACCGACCTTCTTCAAGAAGACACCTTTGCCTTCCAGAATAGATTGCAAGCAGAGGATTTTGTTAGAAGCAAGGTCAATCTCGTCAAGCAGGAGCACTGCACCACGTTCTAGTGCTTCGATGACAGGACCGTTGTGCCACACAGTATTGCCATCCACGAGACGGAAACCACCGATCAGGTCATCCTCGTCAGTTTCGACAGTAATGTTGACACGAATCAGGTCACGACCCAGTTGAGCACACGCTTGCTCAACAGAGAAGGTCTTACCGTTACCAGACAGACCAGTAATGAACACAGGGTAGAACACCTCAGAACGAATGATCTTTTTGAGATCATTGAAGTTCCCGAACGGGACATAATTGGAGTCTTTCTGAGGAATCAAGTTGGTATTTTCCCGAGCGGTAACAGGAGTAGCAGCAGGTGCTTCGTATGCACGTTGAATTTCCAGTGCAGTCAGGTTCCACTTACCACGACCAGACTTGTAAGAGTCAAGGCGTTTGGCGATAGTGGGATAAGAAACATTGAAGTGGTCAGCAGCACGAAGCAGGTGATTGGTCTTGACATCTTCGCCAAAGTTACGAGAGAGGAAGTCAATGATATCGGTGGTGGTCACGTCAGCAGTGCGAGGCATGATGTCGTCTGTTGTTTGGTATGTGAATAGTATAGAGGCAAAGGGGGTCACCAGACCCCCCAGGGGGACACTACGCGATCCGTCCAGCAAAGGAGGAGAGCATCTTACGGTTGACCGACTTGGACTTCAAGGTTTTCTTGAAGGCAGTACGGATCTGACTCTTGGTAGCATCCTCATTAACATCCATCTCCACGTCAGAAGAATAAGAATTCGATTGAATTACATACAATTCGTTGTAAGGAGAGTTGTTCACAACAACAGATTTGTCTCGTTTGAAGACCTTTGTGTATTTATCAACAGAGTTCCACAAACCAAAGGAACGAAGATAGTAACCAAGACTGCGAGTGGTGCAGATACGGAACCCGAGGACACTGCTGTTTGGATAAGACTCACGAATCACACGAATCAATGCATTTGTCATACTCTGATTAGCATCAGTGATATCAGAATAGTAACGACCCTTGTGTCGAATCACAGTGTTGTAACCAACGCTGCTGGGATAGGGGTGATCAAAGTAAGGAGAATCACCAGGATCACGAGCAGTACCGATGCACTGTGCCTCACCATCAGTCAGGATAATCAGGTGGGACTTCTCAACACCGTTACGAGTCTGCCACTCAGGAAGGTACTGGTGCATTGCAACGAGTGCTTCATTGAGAGGAGTACCACCCAGACCCAGGAAGTAGGGAGGAGCGGGACGGAACTTGTAGTAGGCGTTACGATCGTGCCAGTAGTTTGCAACACGATAGAGGAACTTGCACTGACGCTTGAAGTCTTTCTGATTACCTTGACTGGTCAGAAGATTGACCAGTTTGAAGCGACTATCAATCCACATCTGACCGATTTCATGACTAGCAACATCAGGAAGTTCAGAGACACGAGCATCAGACTCACAACCGTTGAACTGGTTGAGTGCTGCATCAGTCACGAAGGAGTAAACATCGAAAGGAATACCAACCTTCTTGCAGAACTGAGCAAGGTTAATAACCTGACAGACCGTATCAAAGATCTCACCTGACATAGAACCAGACCAGTCAAGCAAAAACACAAGACCGTGGTTCTTGCCATCCGTGGTGCGGGTCACTTTCTTGAAAATGTCGTCACTGAACTTGTAATTGTGCAGTTTGGTGGTATCCAGAACACCCGTGCGAGAGGTAGAAGAACGTGCATAGGCAGACGCAGACTTCTTGCACTCGAACTCTTTGACCAGATAGTTCACATCCTTGGCAGTTCTATTGCAGAACTCGTTGAACTCAGAGTCAACACCACCAAAGACATCAGTACCTTCGGAAGTCTCAGTTGCGTAATACTGGTTCCAGAATTCTTCTGCCTTGTCCCACAGTGCCTTGTTATTGACAATGATTTTGTCAGAGTACACCTTAGGGAACTCAACGTAAGTGGGAGAGTGAGAGTTGTGATCGATCAGACCCTGAGCAGCACGATCAAAGTTACGTTGAGTGGTAACGTTGTCGATATCAGGATCAGTGTACTCATAGGAAGGAGTATCAAGATCGGCAGGATCCTGATCATCAGTCTGATCACTACCCCGATCACCCTCTTCATCGAACCAGGGACGAGGAGTTTCACTCTGACCCTCTTGGTCGCTGCTTTGCTCGGCAACTTTCTCGGTGCTTTGCTCGGTAGAAGAAGAACTACCACCAGCACCCTGAGGTTGAACAGGAACGTCCTGCTTTTGCTGTTCCCGTTGCTGCTTAGTGAATTTGTAAATAGCGTCAGCAGCGGCAATCGCCTCATCAAACGTTTCAGCAGCGCCCACAGCGTCTCTGAGAGCGGTCTCAGAGGCATCAAAAGGCATCATTGCATAAGCACCAATCTTGTAGTGCAAGTTGACACGATCGATCAGGGGCAGCAGTTCGAGTTTCTCGTCCTTGATGCAGAAGAAATCGTCATCATTCAGTTCTTGATATCCACCATAGAAGTCCTTGGAGAGACCAGGGAACTTACGCTTCATCAGTTTCTCGATGCGAGCGTCCTCAGTCACGTTGACATAGGACTTGGGGCAAGGCAGGTCATCAAGACCTTCGTTGGGGGTGTAGAGGGCATGACCAACCTCATGACCAACCAGCATGGTGTACACAATATCGCTTGCTTTCTTCCACAGGGGTAGGGTCAGCACACGCTTCTCAACATCAAAGGAAGCAGTAGGCACTTGCTTGTGCTCGACCAGCAGGTTTTCGGTGGCAAGCAAGCGGGCAAGGTTGCCCTTGATCTCTTGGGTGTTCATCGGGGTTCCGTCTGTATGCACATAGTATAAGACCCCCTAGGAGGAATCCTAAGGGGTCTGTGCCAGTCATCCAACTGGTCGTTTAATGGTCTGGTAGCACCATTTTTTACTTAGTAACGCCTTTCTCATAAAAGTAAATGCTTCATGAGGATCTGTGTGTTCACCACAGGTAAAGGCATCGCACACTGCTTCTCCATTTTCTGGCCAAGTGTGAATACTGATATGACTCTCCGCTAACATGGCGATAGCGGTAACACCCTGAGGATCAAACTTGTGAGATTGAATACCCAACAAGGTGCTGTTTGCACATTGTGCTGCTGTAACCAGCATGTTGCGAATGTAAGACTCATCATCTAGGAGAGATGAGTCACATTGGCGAAGAGTAAAAACTATATGTTTCATCCTTGAATAGGCGTCATTACAGAAAAGTCTCCTTCTTTGGCGAACTGTACAATGCGTTCAAACTTATCATACAGAACGTCCCCTTTATGTGAAATAACAAAGAGGTTAGTCTTTTCTCCGAGACCTTTGAGGATTCTCATAAGTTCATCAGTGGCAGACTGATCGAGTGACGAATCAAACACCTCATCCAAGAGGAGAAGATTTGTCGATACACTGTTTTTCAGTGCAGCAACTTCTCTCCAAGTAAACAGAAGTGCGAGATCGATCTTTTGCTTTTCACCTTCCGAGAAGGATGCATAAGAGAAGTCATCACGGAAACGAGAAAGAATCTTCTCGTTAAAGTTATCATCAAGCGTGAAGTTCACATAGAAGTCCATGCTTTGCAGATACTTATTTATCCTCTGATTGATTACAGGAATAAATTTGGAAATGATTTTGGTTTTGATACCTCCATCTTTCAAGAGACCTGCGACAACTTTAAGATGATCGGTCTGCTTGTTGATATTAGAACATGAAATTTGTTTTTTGTCAAGCAGGTCTTCCATCTGGATCAGTTCCTGCTTCTCCTTCTCCAAGTTGGTGGAGTCGCTACCGACCTCTGTCATGATCTTTGTATTCTCTTTCAGAAGGTGCATCTCCTCCTTGGTGAGTGACTGAATCTCGTATCGATATTCGTTGATCTTGCTCGCTTTGTCGCGAAGTTCTTTGACAGTCTTACTGAACTCATTGATGTTGCTAAGAATTTGTGTCCCAGCATCATGCAGTTCTCGGCATTTGAGATTTAGTTCTGCTTGTTTATCAATACGAAAGTCTTTCTCAATGTCCTGAGTACACACAGGGCATGTAGTATTACTGACGAAGAAGTCATAGTCTTTCTTAGACTGATCAAACTTAGAGATAAGTTTAGTACGCATCTCTTTGAACTTCTCGTGCTTCTCAACAGCAGCATCAAGTTTGAGAATTTCAGGTTCGATCTCGGTGATCCAACCATTGAGTTCCTTGACTCGACTATGGATGTCAACTACACGATTCTCGTTCTTGACGAATCTTGACTGCTTATCTTCAACGTGCTTGGCGTCAACCTGTTCCAGGTTCTGGATGTTACGAACCTGCATATCAACTTTCTGTTGTGCAAGATCTAGTTCATACTCACACTGCCGTTGCTCACTCTTGACATCTTTCAGTCGTTCTTTGAGCAAGGTGTTCATTTGAGAGAAGATCTGAATGTCTAGAAGATCTTCGATAACTTCTCTTCGATGAGCAGTAGGCAACTGCATAAAAGGCACAAAAGTGCTACTACCAAGAATAACAACCTGAGTGAAAGACTTGAAGTTAAGTTTAAGTATACTCTGTTCCAGGTATTTCTGATAGTCTCTATTTGCTGCATTCTGATCTACCAGTTCGTTGTTACGGTAGATCTCAAACAGCGCAGGTTTAAGACCCCTTACTATTTTATAATCAACAGACCCTATGTGGAACTCAACTTCCACCAGAAGTTCACGTTCGTTAACACTATTCATCAACTGAGGTTTGTTGATCTTGCGAAACGGTTTGTTGAACAAGACAAAACAAAGCGCGTCAAGAATGGTACTCTTGCCCGCGCCGTTATTTCCTACGATCAATGTAGTGGGTGACTCTTGAAGATCTACTTCGGTGAACTGCTGACCTGTGGACAGAAAGTTCTTCCAACGAATCTTCTCAAAAATAATCATTCGTCTTTATCACCAGGGGGAAATACAATATGATTGGGTCTAATGATGGTGTAACTGTATCCATAGTTGGAGCAGTTTTCCTTGACCACATCTTCTTCGACTTCGGTAACTTCCAGTTTGCGTTTATAGTCACTGGCAATCAGATAACCATGATAACGCTCAGCGTCGTCTTCCTGTTCAAAGATTTGGACGACCCGTTCATTGATCGTGTCATCTCGAACAGCATACACGCCACCAGATTTTTTGTCAACTAAAACAAACATTAGAGTCGAAGTGCTTCCACGTACAGAGATTTTAGAATACCGAAAACCTCGTCGCGATTGTCGATTTCTTTAACACAATTTTGTAGAATGGAGAGTGTATCTTCTTGTTCTAGATCTTCGTCTACCTCATCAAGATGCACAAACGTATCTTCTACAATCTTCAAGTCAGCAATACCGCTGGCATTGATTTGTTTCAGTGTCTTATCGAAGAGAACTTGGTCCTCTTTCTTTTCGACAATCAGTTTGACATAACTGTCGTTGAGTGACTCGTAGTCAATCTTGGCAGTTTCAGAATCCCGATAGTAGATCTTGTGGAACATACTATTTGGATTTTTGACAAAGGTTAGTTTTTCGGTATCAGTATTTAGTACATGAAACCCACGATCGCAACCGTAATCATTCCAGAACATTTGGTACGGATTACCGAGATATACGATGTTATCTTTTCTAGATTTGTGGTGAAAATGACCACTACATACTAAATTAAACTTGGAGAACAGATCTGGACTATCCCCATGTTCCATGGTATATCCAGGAATAGGTTCAAAATTATTAAGTTCAAGATGGCCAAGACAGATAGACGCACTACTGTTCTCGATAAGGTCCATGGATCGCTGTCTGTTTTCATCGCAGATCCAAGGCAGAAGAAGAATGCCAGTGTCACCAAAAGATAATTGCTGAGGATCATCCACGACAGTAATGTTATCGTAGTCTCCGAGCAAAAGTTTGGGACTATTAATTCTAAGAGTATTTTTGAAATAGATATCATGGTTACCCACGAGCATGTGCATTTTCACATCTCGCTCGCGTAGCGGGTCGAACCACATATCCTTTGCCGCTTGTAGCGAATTAAAATTGATCGCTTTGCGGCGGTCAAAGGTATCACCCAGGGCAATGACCTGAGTGATCTTATGTTTATCTATATACGGTAGGACTGTTTCTGAGTAGAATTTTTGATACTTGTTAACATAAACCTGACTGTCATTGCGAGCACCGAAGTGCTGGTCAGTTATCAGAAGAATCCTCATACTCAATCACAAGTTTTTTGTATGTCTTGCCAGCACTGGTAGTGCAGGTCTGTGTGTAGGTGACTCCTCCTAGGAGTTCTGCTAGTTCCTTGATCAGTTCAGACTTCCTGTCGGTAGCAGTACCACCCCGCCAGTAGTCAGACATGTAATGATCACTCATGTTAGTACCTAGTGTTGGATTCGACTCGTGACTTAATATAGTTCATGTCAGCCACGTTGTCAAGGTCATCGGAATGCATGACCTCTTCCCATCCTTTTCGTTCTAGGATTTTCTCTCTAATTGCTTGCTGTCGCTTCTCTTTGGCAATACGACGAAGGTATGCATAGTACACAATCTGTGTGAAGTATGCAAACGGATTGGTCGATTTGTCTGGATTGAAGTTATGAATGTATTGAATGCAGTTCTCGATACCATCACCAATCATGTCCTCACGGTACATGTAGTTGATGAAGTTGGGGCGGTACGAGAGATGCGTTGCAATTTTCAGGAAGCACTCACCAATATAATTCGAGACACGAGGTTTCGGAAGTCCTTTCTGTTTAGCAACTTCACACTTGTTGCGATAGATAATCAGTTCATGAAGGAACTGTTTGTTATCGACGTAGTGTTCTTTCTTTTTGGCGTTCTTCCGTGCTGGCATAGAAATAGTCATATGGTTGTTCACGGATAGCATAATGTTAACTTATGGTGACAAAAATGTCAAGTGACAGAGGGACAGCTTGACAAGAATAATAATTATTATTATGATAACACTGTCAGGGTTCAGAGATCACTTAGCTTTATTGAGTTATTAATGATAGTGAGATCCACTTTTGAAGATCTTTTCTAGGAACGTACGTGCTTCATCAACAGTTTGAACGAGACCCATACTTTTGTTCATTGGAACTTCGGTCTCGTCTGATTCATCTTCATCTTTAATTTCTTTACGAACCCAACGTTTGTACATCATAACTGCTTCCTTCGACATCGGTGCGATGGAGACAACAGACTTTTCATCCACCACATAGAAATCTTCATCAGAGAAATTCATCCAACGAATGAATCCCAAAGCAACACGTTGTTGTTCTTCCTCAGGATCCAATTCAACGATCTTTGTCTTAGCAGGATTCTGAATGAAAATTAAATCTTGCTTGGTATCTGGATCTTCGCTGACTAATACTTCACCAAGGATTTCTTCCCCAGTGATCAACTTGATAGTACCAAAGAATTGTTCGTCGTGTCGAATGTAATTAATCATTTTTTAATTTGATCTCCTTGATATCGTAATTAAATTTTTCTTCTTGGTAGATCTTGATTCTTTCAGCAAGATGACGAAGGGTATAATTACTTTTGGATCCTCGGGAACAGTTGTCTGCAATGTCATACAACACTGCCTGTGCCTTGTTATCACCTTTACGAAGGACACGTCCAATAGATTGGAGGTTCCTTACTCTTGATTTGGACGGACTAGCAAAGATTACGTTGTGTAGATTTTTGATGTTGATACCAGTAGAGAAAGTCCCGTAGGAAGCAAGGATGATGGCATCCTTTTCATTCTCACAAATAGATCGTGCTTGTTCACGATCGTAGGCATCAATACCACCGTGTATGAAGAAGATCTTGCGACCATCCTCCACCTTATTATTTAGCAACTCCCACAAAGGGTCTCCGTGCTTCTCGATGTAGTTGAAGAGAATGAGTGTGTTGCCTTTAAGATCACACGCTAGATTGGTGATCAAATTATTTCGTCTGTGGTGAGAGACAAGATAGTCCATCTCCTGTTGATAGTCATCAAAGGGGACAAACCCATGCTTCAACAGAAGGATGTTCACTTTCAATGGGGTGAGATGACCCTGCTTCATTAGGTCCACAGTCTTGGTTACCTGCTCACACCTACCAAACAGACCTTCCAACACCAACTGATGAGTATGCATACCATCCAGAGTGCCTGTCAGTCCAACGCGGTATTTTGCGTCATGGCACTTGGTGAGAATGCCTGACAGACTTTTCGCTTTGTATAGGTGTGCTTCGTCACCGATGATGGTGTCAAACCTTTGGAAGAACTTACGGGGTTCTTTGTAGATACTCTGCCAGGTAGAGATGACCACAGGAGCATCTGAATACTTTTCAGTACCACCCATGATCTTGTGGCAATATGCATCTGCCTTCCATCCATACTGTTGGAAGTCCTTATACATCTGCTCAACCAGCGAGACGGTAGGAACGATGATCAATACATTACGGTCTAGACCCAAGTGCCAACGTACCAGGGCGTAGATGATCAGAGACTTTCCTGATCCTGTCGGGGAAAGTAGAAGTCTCCGATTGAACCTAAGTGCTTGATAAATTGCTCGTAGTTGGTAATCTCTGACTTTGAAAGGTAGTCCCAATGATCTAACATACCCCGCCACTGCCTCAGGAGATACGAGTAGTTCACATTCATTTGGTTTTCCATAGAACTTACTATCCTCTACTTGATATTCGTATCCACGTTCTTCCAGGAACTCACACACATAGTCAAAAAGACCCGCATATATCTCCCCAGTGGCAGGAGAATACAAGCGGATCTTTCCATCCCATTTGAATTTATGATATTGAGGCATGAACTTTGCCTGAGGGACCTCAAATTGAAAGTGATCGCTCAGTTCTTGATGTACGTGTGGTTCTGCGTTGACCTTAATGTAAACTTCATTCTTTTTACTAATGCTAGTAATCACCGTGCTTCCTCAGATCAATAAAATTCTTAATTTGGAACCCACGAGAGGCACACTGTTTAAGAATCATCTCTAAGTAATTTATGCAAGTTTCAAGGTAGTCAATTTTCTGTTTGTTTCTCAACCACTCGTCATCTGCCCAGATGTATGTGGTGAGGTCTCCTTTGAGTACCTTGTGGTTGAATGGTTTGTCTGCGTACACCTTAGCAGGTGCCTTGCCTGAGTAGTATTCAAACTTTGCCTTGTAGAGCATCTTGCTCTTTGCTTCGGCATCTGATAACATCAGTTTGAAGTGAGACCAGATGTTCAGATACTTCTCATGAATGACGGTACACTTAAAGTTTTCAGTGTCGAGATCGTTCTGGTCTACAACGCAGTCCTCTCTCCACATGTCACGAATTTCATCTAGTGTCATTCTAATGCTTTCCTCCGATTGCCATCAATGTCTTGAATTTCGTAGACAGAATATCTAAACTCTACTGTTGCAGTAGCATATTCTGTACCATCAATTGTAGCATTGAATTCAAGAGCATTCAGCGACACGGGGAACAGGTCTTTGAATACAACGAAGAAATTAGTTTGCATGTTGCTGTTCATCACAGCAAGTGATCCATCACAGCGGGGGTTATATTCTTTCTCGAACTCTGATCTTTCCTTGGTAGACTCACCTCGTGCAAGACCACGCATCCAGTTATGTAAGATCAAATAGTTTTCCAGATCTTCATCAACCAGGAACGTCAGAGTGAACGGTTCATAATTCAAACCAGCAGCATCCCACGGCAAAGGACGACCCAGGGGAGTCGGTTGATCTACCGTGTTGATACCAATGCCAGGAATGTTGGCAGACTGTGAGAAGTACACAACCTTTGGAAATTGTTCCAACAGCATCTTAAATCCAATAGGAGACAGGAAGTTCCTATTTTCAATTTGTTTGTTCCAAAGTTCGTACTCAGCCGCCATGTGTCTTGTCTCTAAGGAGATCTTCTATTCTTCTCCTTATATTTAGGGACTCGTGGTCGTCCTTCTGGAAGTTACGGTAACCACGAATACCCTTAGACACAGAATGACCCTGGTAGACAAATGCCCATGCAAAGGACAGTCCCAGGATCATTCCAATTATTTCAATGCTATGTCCATCCATGGCAGTAACGGCGGTATTACTCCAACGAGTCGAAGAAGACCCTCAGCAAAAAGTGCAAGAACAACCCAACCAACACACATACTAATAATCGAAGCATTCCTATTGTGACGGCGTATGGCAGCATCAATCATCTCCTGACATTCTTTACGCTGCTCATCGTTCACGGTTCTTCTCCATACCAGAAGTCGTCCCAATCATCGGCGTCCGCTTCATAGATTGGGCAGGGTTCTTCCATGAGGATGTCGGTCTTCATGCGAAGAGCAAGTTCTTGTAACTTTTTTAGATCTATGTCGTTCATACCAGCAGGCAGTAGGTTGTCGATAAAATCTAGGTCTTTCATGAAGAAAACTGGTCCAGCAACTCTAAGATTCTATTATAGGCATCATGAGCACCATCGTGCCATTGTCCTGGTTTGTCTTTATGTTTGCCGTCGTAAAGTTCAGTCTTCATCTTGTAAACCCGATGCAAAATGTCGTTCTTTGTCACACGTCCTCTTGGCATAACATAATACATCGTAAGTATACCTACTATTTAACATAAAAAAAGGACCCCATTGGGGTCCCTGTGTTGATTTGTGAATAAATCACATGAGGTTGTCAACCAGCACACGACGATAGTAGCGGTTCTGGTTAGCGTTAAGAGCGCCACTACCTTGACCTGTACCCTCAGCGAAGGGATTAGCGACCATGCCGTAGCGGGTCTTGAAGCCAATCTTGGGCTGGAAGGTGTCCTGACCAACGGCACGAACCATTTGCAGGGGCACATAGGGGCAGTAGAACAGACCAGCATCATAGGCGCTGCTACCCTTGTAACCAGCAACGTAGAAGTGACGATCACTTACGTTAGCGGAATAAGGATCAACGTAGACCTTGATACGACCGTTCAGAGTACCAGCAAGGGTGCTGCTGTTGTCGTCGGGGAGGAGACCGCTGTTGCCGCTCAGGGCAGGGGTGTAATCCAGAACGCCAGCCATCGACAGGGCAGATGCCACGTCAGCAGAGCAGATCAGGATGTTACCCTTCCCGCGACGAGTCTCATGACCGATTGCGTTCATGTCACGCTCGATTTGGAAGAGCAGACCTTTGAACTTTTCAACCGACCAACGACCATTGGAGTCAACGTCCAGGTCGAAGATACCAGCGGAAGCAGTGTTG